GAGGGGTGGAGACTCGAACTTACGAAGTTCCTTTGGCACTTTCGACGGCCAGATGTATCCCCAATCTGCATATTCACCAACGTCAAACGAATAGTATGTTGGCATTTTTCGATTCAGTGACGCCTTGTGTGACATCATCATGGGTTCCCATCCCCACCACCACGGCGGGCGAGGGTTTTTACAGCATGGGAGTTTTTGCATAGTGTTCTTGTATCCACGAGAAACCCATTCATCAATCATAGTGTTACAGTACAGTGCCAAAAAACACGTGTGTCCAGTCCACATGAGAGTCGCGGGGTGTTTCGTCCACCCCTTCGTCATTCCCATGAGGGCTCGCCAGAGCTGATACGCCTCGACGCGTTGTTTCCCTAATCGAAGACGGTCCAAATTTTTAGCACATTCGACGACAGAATCGGATGTGACAAAGGTGTTGACCATTTTTAGATTGAGTTAGAGATGCTCGGCGCTTGCTTGTCAATGACAGCACACGATATTTCAGACTTTATTGACTCGATCAAAGAAAATCTGACAGATGCCCAGTACAAGGAGGGTATGGAGATTTGTCAGAGTGTCTTTACGAAAAAGAACGAGGCTTCAGCCGAAAAACTATACCGGATGACATACCTTCGCCCGTATACGTTCGTGGATGACCATTGTGACGATGAAGACTGTGAAGATATGATTTTTCGCATCTCATTCACCAAGGTGGTTGCGCTCGTCAAGTTATCTGATGCACGCGTCGAACGAATTCGCACGGACAACGTCTTTTACGGAACGGACGAGGACATGAAGCCGTTCATCGAGCTTCAGGTTCTGCGTTCGTTTCCAGCCGATCTGGCCGAGCTCGATTCGGACATTCAGTGGTATGAATTTCCAGTTATTTCGCTTGAGCTGGTCGAGGAAGAAGACTAAATACCTTCCCACCCTGGCTTCTTTTCCTGGGATCGAATGAAATATCCCATCGCAAAGCAGTATATGGCTACAATTACGGTTATGACTACGATTACGATTACCATTGGGGTAATACCCGATTATCTGTTTAGACCCCAAGAACCTGGTTGACGACGAAGAGGTCTATTTAGGACCACGATTTCTATACCATCTACGTGCTGCGGTTCTTAACCAATTTCTCATAAGAGACTCGTATTCTGTTTTCTCCTTTGAATATTGTCTAATTGTCTTACCAGTACGGTTAGGAGCATTTGGTTCTGGTTCTAGATTGGAAAATGTATTCTTAATGAACTTCTTTGCGTTTATAAAACGCTGGTTATTTACTGACATACTACTTATCATTGCTTCAAGTTCTTGTATGCTTTTAGCATTTGAAAGACTTTTCGGTGGAATAGGGACACGCAGTGGAGCAACTCCTACAGTATTAGATCTACCTGATGCTGTCTCACGGGTCCTTTGTTGTCCTAGAAGGGCTTGAGCTACTCCAGAAGTTTCGTTTCTACGTCTGGATGTAATCAGCTGACTAATATTATTAATAGCTCTCCGGTGTTCATTTGCGCGAAGTTGATTTTGGTGTGTACGGTATGCATTTGACAGTACTCTTACTCCCTTATTTATGTTTATTTTATTTGCACGTTCTTTTATAACTTTTTTTAATATAGGTGCTCTGGTTGTGTAATATGGGTAGTTTTTGTTAGGAAATTTAGTAAGAAAGAATACTATGTTTTTTGTTGAACTTAATCCTTTACTCTGATTTATATGAATAAGTCTAGCAAGTTCATTTATTTCATTGTTTTTAAGACGTTCACTTCCTTTTATCGTTTTTAAAACACCCTTAACGTAAGGTAATGTTTTGCGAAACGCCCTCTGAAATGTTATTGCTGCTTTCTCTCTCGCTAATGCGTTCACTTTCGCTTTGTATACAGGTGCTATCGATCTGTAATACGGGTCGTTTTTATTAGGATATTTACTAAGAAAGAATGATGCGTTTTCTGGTGAATTGAATCCTGTAGTAAGAGTTGCATGTACAATTTTAGAAAGTCTATTTAGTTCATTACTTGTAAGGCCTCCACTTCCTTTGGTCTTTTGTAAAACAGCTTTAACGTAAGGTAATGATTTGCGGAATGCAAGTTTGGTATTTACTTTCTCTTTTTTAGCGCGGAACAACCTTTGAATTTTTGTTGCTGCGGCTGACCTCTCTGCTGATGTAGGTGCAGGTATAGGCCTGATGAATCCCATACGTATCATGTTTTCTCTGCTTCTTGGTGTAAAAGCGTTTGGCAAATTTCCACGGGGAGGAGAAAGACGAGTACGCCGCCGCCAAGCTGGTGATAATTGAAGACCTTTACGTCTGTCTGACATTTATATTAATTTATATTTAAGTTTCAACCCCAGGAACCTTGAACGTTCCTGGGGCCGAAGCCCGAAAACAAAGTTTTCGGTTGCCCTTTCTTTTTTGTCTTTCGCATTTCGCTTTGCACGGTAGAGGATTTCTCTAGTTGGAGAAGGCCAGGCCACCCATGCCAGACTGGATACGCAGGATGTTGTAGTTCACTGCGAACAGCTTCTGCAGGGTTGCGGAGTTGTTGGACTTCATCTGCACGGACACCTGGGCGTTGTCAATGCGAGAGAAGTTGCAAGTGCCAGTTGGCTGGTGCTCCTCGGGCTGCAGAGCGAAGGAGTACACGTAGATGCCGGGGTAGGGGGTGCCGGTGTGGTGGTAGAATGGCTGCACCTGGTTGAAGTAGTTGCCGTACTGCTCCTTGAAGCGGTCCTGACCGTTCAGGATCACCTTGAACAGGTGCAGAGGGCCCACCTCGATACCTGGGGCAGTGGCGCCCAGGAACTGGGTGCCCTGCTCGACCCAGTAAGCGTTACCAGAGAAGGTGTTGCTGCCCAGGCCGAAGGTGCTCGGGATCGCACCGGAAGTGGACACCAGGTGAGGCACGCCCGTCGCGTTGGGTGCAATGTAGTTGTTGGTCGCCTGGAAAGACAGGACGTTGGACGTCACGTTCACGTTGCCAGTCGCCGTGCAGAAGTTCCACATGGCATTCAGCTGAGCCGTGGCGCTTCCGGCGGGGTTGGTGTAGCACCATACCAGCTCCTTCACTGGGTGGTTGAAGGACAGGCGCACCAGCTGGACTGAGCCCTCAGTGCCGCTGGTAGACAGCTGGTCACCGCCGGTGTGCTGCACCTGCTCGATCAGGTACTCGTGACCCTTCTGGGCGAAGCGGCGACGCTCCTCAGTGTCCAGGTACACGTAGTTGGCCCACACCTCGAAGGCGTTGGTCGTGCCGAAGTAGCTGGCGTAGTAGGCGGTCAGGTCGAAGTCCAGGCGCACCTCGTGGTACTGCAGGGCGATCAGGGGCAGGTACAGGCCGGGGTTGCGGTTGAAGAAGAACAGCAGAGGCAGGTACACCTTGGATGGGGACAGAGCCGAGGCGGAAGTCGCCAGGGGGTTGGACATGGTGGTCATCTTGCCCCAGGCGTACTTGTCGGACTCATTCAGGAACACCTCGGCGTACAGGCGCCACCAGGTCTGGTAGTGCTTGTCGATGCGCTGACCACCGATGGTCAGCTCAACGGCGGCAATGGCACGCTCGGCCACCCAGTTGGTGTCGAAGTTGGCGTTGTTGGACGTCAGAATGTTGGAGGTGGGGGTCAGAGCCACGTGCATGTTGCCGACCAGGTCGCCGTTGCGGGCAATGGTCACGGACACACGGCCGCTGCTGCTGGGCGAGCCGTTCGTCGTCTGCTGGATCAGCTCCATCGCGAAGTTGGTGTGGCGCTTGTACACGGCCTGGAAGAAAGTCACCTTGGGGTTACCGGTCAGGTAAACGTCCTGAGCGCCGTACGCAACCAGCTGCATAAGTCCTCCCGCCATTTTGACATTAGCCAAGAAAATAATTTCGGACGCAGGACGGGTCTGAGGGCGCGCCTCAGGCGATAAACATTTTTGTCGCTGTACATTAAATGGCTGACCATGATGAGAACCCTGACATTGACCTGGATGCTGAGGGTGAGGATGAGTTCGACGAGATGATGGATCCAATGGAGGCTCTTGCCAACTTCCTGGCGACCGACGATGGTGAGACGATCGCCACCTCACTGGCCAGCCTGAAGGATGCGACCCAGATGATTGCCAAGCACCTGGAGAAGCAGAACCTCATCCTGGTGAAGCTGCTGTCTGCAGTGTCCAACATGAAGGGCTGTGACTGCAAGGCGGCCGCCCCGGCCTCTTAAAAAAATATACCGCCCTTGTACTATGATGGTCCCGGCTGATGTTCACACACTCGACCGGGACCAACCAGCAGAACATGCGCACGAAATTCGCATGGAAGTCATGCGTTCTGAGGTGTCAAGTCTCATCCCAGAACGTCTCGAACATTTCATCGGTCAACTCGAGGAAAAGATGGGTCTCACCTGTAAAGGTGACCGGTTTGCACCGCTCACCAATGGATTTAGACAATTCTTCCGGGATGACGAGCTGGACCCGAACGGTATGCCCCAGAACGTGGATCTGGAGCGGATTCAGGAACAGAAGCGTCGCCTGGTGAACCTCTTCTCCGAGCTGTATCACCGTTCGAGTGAGTTGGGAATCAAGGATAAATCTTCCGAGGATGTCAACGGTGATGAGTTTCGCATCGCGCACCGCCTGATGCGACTCATTGAGACTGCCGACGACGCCTACGAAATCATTTTCCGGTACGTCCGGTCATTTGAAAGAATCAACAGCCCGACAGTCGCTCCGATGGCTGGTGATATGGATTCTTCGCTTTTCCGCTGCAAGACGATGGATTCCGTAGATGAGGAGGATGACGCCAGCCCGTACCAACGGCTGCTTCTGTACCTCCTGAACAAGACGTATACCCAAAAGATGAAGCGGTACAAGGGACAGTGTTGCAAACAGATTGAGACGCCTGATGGACACTTGACCCGTGCCTGGAAGCCAGTCATGGAGATTAAGGAGTTTGTGTATTTCTACACACAAAAGGAGGACAAGTATGATATGTGGCGTAACCTGACGAGTAAGGGTGGTATTGTCCGGGACACAGTGACTCACCTGTCGATGTGTCGCGACATTCAGTTTCCTGAAATTCAGAAGAACAGAACTGTGTGGTCATTCACGAATGGAATCTACGTTGGTAAGGAGTGGTGCGAGGATGGATACACATCCAAGTTTTACCCGTACGGTTCGACAGACATTGCAAACCTAGATCCGACTGTTGTGAGCTGCAAATTTTTCGACCAGGAGTTTCCAGAGGAGAATATGAATATAGCAGCTTGGCAGGATATCAATACACCTGTGATTCAGTCGGTCATGGAGTATCAGCGTTTCTCGAAGGAGGTTATGGAATGGATGTATGTATTCATCGGTCGTTTGTGTTTCGACACGAACGATATGGATGCTTGGCAGGTGATTCCCTTTCTCAAGGGTATCGCCGGGTCTGTCAAGTCGACAATCATTACCAAGGTGTGTAAGC